TGGTCTTATAGTAACTGAAAATAACAACTAATGGCTGTTATAAATTCTACAAATTTTTTGCTTTACAAAAGTCAAATAGACCCTATTGTAAGCGCCTTTGTTGCTAGAGTAGGTACAGACGGCGGTACAATTGAAGCTATTAACTGCGTACGTGATGCCTTCGAAGACCAAAAACAGCCACTAGGACACAGTACAAACGTAAGTATAAGTCTTAATGTAGATATGCCAGAAAGCACCAATAAGCAAAGCCAAGGTTTTAAAGAAGTATTACCAGGTGTTAAAAGCGGTAATATATCTGTAGAAGGTTTGGTAGATTATACAGATACTTTAAGCTATGCAGACTATGTAAATATGTTAGTAACGCGCGAAAAAGCAGAATTTTATATGCAAGCTATTGACGATAATTTAATATTTAACGGTAATGGTTTTATAACTTCTGTAGAAGAAATAGCGCCAGTTGAAGGTGTTACTACTTATAGTATAGAACTAGAACTAACTAATATTATAGAAATAAATTAAAAAAAATATTACGTATATTTGTAGAAAATAAAACGACTTATGGCTAGTACAGTATTTAACGGAACGGATTTACTACTAAAAGTATCGTCTACAGACGGTGCAGAAGCGAATATAGGACACACTACAAGCTGTACTATATCTTTGTCTAATGATTTACCAGAAGCTACTACTAAAGATAGCGGCGGCTTTCAAGAAGTTATCGCTGGCGTTATTTCTGGCGAAATTTCTTTTGAAGGTTTAGTAGATTATACAGACAGTCAAAACGCAGCTGAACTAGGCGACTTTTTACTAGCACGTACAAAACTATTTTTTGAGTTTGGAACTGCCGCTACAGGCGACCAACTATATAGCGGTGCTGGTTTTTTAAGCAGCTTAGAAGTTAGCGCTGAAATGGAAAGCCCAGTAACTTATAGTGGTTCTATTACTATTACTGGTGCTATTACAGCCACTACAAACTAACAACAAACTAACAGCCCTAGCGTAAGGAACTAGGGCTAATTTTTATTTAATATGGCAAACAGAAGAAGGGGTTACTACACTTTAAAGCTAGGCGGTAAAAACCGTACACTTCATTTTAGTATGAATTTTTGGGCAAACTTCACAGAAGCCCAGGGCGTAACACTAGACCAAATAGGTCAAATTTTTAGCCAAGGTTTAAGCCTTAGCGCTATTCGCGACTTAATATACAGCGCACTACTAGCAAACGACCAGGAAAATAATAACGAAATAGAATATAATAAGTTTACTGTAGGCGCCTGGTTAGAAGACCTTACAGGCGACCAGCTAAACGACATAGTAGCGGCGCTTTTAGAAACCAAACTACTTGGTAACGACCTAAATATGGGCGTAAAGCGCAACGTACAAGCTAGTACAAAACAGCAAAAAAAAACAAAGCCCTAACCTGGGACGACCTACTAGACTATTACATAGGGCAAATAGGTATAAACCCTAACGACTTTTGGGCTAATACTTGGAACGAAAACCAGCTGCTAGGCGAAAGCCACACTATAAATAATTATTTAGACTGGGAACGTACGCGCTACATAGCTACTATGTTATATAACTTAAATTGTACTAAGCGCGGTCAAATGATAACGCCAGACAAATTACTACCACTACCACAAGACGTATATTTAGAAAAGGGTGTCCCTAAAAGCACTAAAGAAGACTACGATAAGTTTTTAGAAAAAGTAGCAAGGGCTAAAGCTGGCGGCAGTAAAACTGTAGCAAACTTTAAAAATACTAACGGTTAATTTTTTTGTAATTTTACAGCTATAATTCTACACTATGGCAGACCAAAAATTAAGGATATTATTAGAAGCTGACAGTAGTAAACTTACTAAAGGCTTAGATAAGGCTGGAAGTAAATTACAGGCTTTTGGCGCTAAAACCCAGGCTGTAGGTAAAAATTTATCTACTAAATTAACACTACCGTTATCTTTAGCTGGTGGTGCTGCTTTAAAATTAGCTGTAGACTTTGACAAGTCTATGACTAAAATACAAAGTTTAGTAGGTGTAGCGGCAGCTGACGTAGATAAAATGGGCGAAACTGCTAAAAAAATGGCTACCGATACTGGTAAAAGCGCCGCAGAAGCAGCAGAAGCACTATTTTTTATAACGTCCGCTGGACTTAGGGGCAAAGAAGCTACAGACGTTTTAAACGCTTCATTAAAAGCCGCAGCTGTAGGGCTAGGCGAAACGGCTACTGTAGCCGACTTAGCTACGTCCGCTATGAACGCATACGGTAGCGCCAACCTAAACGCCGAAGCAGCTACTGACGTTATGGTAAGCGCTGTAAGAGAAGGTAAATTAGAAGCTTCTGAACTAGCGCAAAGTATGGGTGCTGTACTTCCAGTAGCTTCAAATATGGGTGTACAATTCCACGAAGTAGGCGCTGCTTTTGCCGCACTATCTAGAACAGGTACTGGCGCCGCAGAAGCCGCTACACAAATTAGAAGTATTTTAACTTCACTACTTAAACCCACAAAACAAGCAGAAGACCAACTAAGCGCCTTAGGTTTGTCAAGCGCTGGGCTTAGACAAAGTTTAAAAGAAGACGGACTACTAGCTACTTTAGAAATACTTAAACAAAAATTCGAAGGTAACGACACAGCCGCTCAGAATGTATTTGGGAATGTGCGCGCGCTGTCTGGTGTAATGGACTTACTAGGCGCTGGTGTAGATAGTACTAGGGCTATTTTTGACGCTATGAACGATACCCAAGGCGCTACAGCTAAAGCGTTTGCAGCTACTTCTGAAAGCGCAAGTTTTAAACTTACTAAGGGGTTAAATTCTGTTAAAATAGCACTAACAGAAGTAGGCGCTGAATTACTAGAAAGCCTAGTACCACTATTTGAAGGCTTTACTAAAACTATTATAAATATTACAAAAAAGTTTAATGAACTAGACAAAAGCACAAAAAAAATAATTCTAGCTATAGGCGGTATAGCTGCCGTTATTGGTCCTATACTAATAGTAATAGGCAAAATGTCTTTAGGTTTTGGCGCTTTAATAAAAGCCTTACCACTTGTAGCTAGTGGGTTTAGAGTTTTAACCGCAGCTATGATAGCTAACCCCATACTAGCTGTAGCAACTGCAATAGCAGCCGTTACTGTAGCAATAGTTCAGTATAAAAAAAGCCAAAAAGAAGCTAATAAAGTAGCGCTTGAACAAATGAACGCCGCACAATTAGGCGAAAAAATAGAAGAACTAGAAAAAAGAAAACAAGCCCTTTATAAACGCGGTTATAAAGACGGACAGCATAGGGTACAATTAGTACAGGACGAAATAGACGTATACAAAAAACAAATAGAAGTAGTAAACGAAGCTACTACAGCTAACGAAGAACTAGAAAAACAAAGACTAAAAACATCAAATACACCAGCACCTACAGCCCTACCTACAATGGGCGGCGGCGAAACTAAAAAACCTATGGCTGCTGTAAGCACTGTAAGCGCCCTAGGTGCTACAGCTGGTACAGCTATGGGTACTACCCAGCAGTTAAATTTAGAAGCTGGAAGTAGTTTATTAGGTGAAATGCAAACTGTAGGCTTAGACCCAGCAACAGCACTAGCTAATAGTGTAGCAAAAGGTAACGGAATACTAAGAACTAAACTAGCAGAAACCGCTACAATTTTAAACGAAGCTAGTGTAGAAATTACACCACATTTGCAAAATATGGCTGAAGGAATGGGCGCAGCTTTAGGTAATGCTATAGCAAACGGCGGTAATTTATTAGGTGCTTTAGGCGGTGTTTTATTAGGTGGTATAGGCGATATAGCTATTCAATTAGGTAAAACCGCTATAAGTATAGGGTTAGCTATGAAAGCTATAAAAATGTCTTTTAAAAACCCAGCTACAGCTATAGCAGCTGGTATAGCTTTAGTAGCTTTAGGTACAGTAATAAAAAGCGTCGTTCCTGGTATAGTAAAAGGCAAGGGCGACGGCGGCGGTATTGGTGGCGGTCAAAGCGGACCACGTAGCGGCGCTGTAGCGGCGTTTGCTAATGGCGGTATAGTTAGCGGTCCCACGCTTGGACTAATGGGCGAATATGCAGGTGCTAAGTCTAACCCAGAAGTAATAGCGCCACTAGATAAACTTAAAAATATTATAGGCGGCGGTCAAGCCCAGCAAGTAAACGTAGGTGGCGAATTTAGATTAAACGGTCAAGACCTAGTAGTAGCACTTCAACGCGCTGAAAAACAGCGCGGTAGAATTAAATAAACAAATATGGCTTACGGCGTAAAATATAGGTTAGACTTTGAAGACCACGAAGGCAACGGTAAAAGACTGGATATTTTAAAAAACAACTATATAGGTAGTATACTGCCGCTAGTAGGTGGCGCAGAACCTGTTAAAATAAAATGGGACGGCGACGACGACTTTTATAGTCCTATAATTGGTAGCACCTGTAGTATAAACCTATACCAAACAGACGAAACAAATTACGACGACTTTTTTAACGAACCAGAACGAGAATATAAAGTAGAAGTTTATACTTCACAGTCTAAAGGAGATGCTTTTAAAAATAGAATACAATTAGATGGCGGTATATGTGAATCCGCAAAATGTATAGACGAAGAATTAACAGAAACCCAAGACAACTATACACTATTTTGGACTGGCTGGCTACTTAGCGACCAGTTTAAAGAACTAATGGCGCCAAACCCACAAGCTATCCAGCTAACAGCTATAGATGGACTAGGTGAACTAGATAACCTTTTTGTAGATAATACTTTTTATAGTATAAATACAGGGCTACAAAGTATTCAAGCTAGCTTATCTGATATATTATGCGCTGCGCTAAATAAAACTGGTTTAGGTTTAGATGTTATTATTAACAACGAACTTAGCGTATACGATATTTTTGGTAATAGGTCTGAATTTTTAACGTATGTAAACACTTTTATAAACGAAAGCGTTTTTTTAAGCGACGAATACGAATTTTTTAATGTAAAAGAATTTTTAGAAAACGTACTAAAAAGCGTAAACAGCAGGGTATTCCAGGCAAACGGTAAATTTGTAGTAGTAAATAACAGTTTATATAGTGAACAAGCTGTAATAGACTACGTTAAAAACTATATAGACGATAACGACGCTGTACCTAGTGGTATAGGCGCACTACGCCAAGCGTATTTAAAAGGCGATATAGAACAGTTATACTACCAAAGATTTAACAGTAGCGGCACTTTGCAAGGCGACTACTATTACGAAGGCTTAAGAACTATACGTACAGACTTACAGCCACTAGACCAAAATTTGACACGTGAAGCAGAACGCGGTTATAAAGCTATAAAGCTAGAACAGCAAATTGTAAAAGCTAATCTAAGCTATAAAGAAGACGCAGGTTTTGAGTTCCAAAACACAAGCCACTGGACTATAAGTAACGGTAGTTTTGTAACTGACGAAATAGCTTTTAGTGGTAATAGAAGTTTTAAAACTACAGCTACAAATTTTGGCGCAACACCAACAAGTTTAGCTATTACTGGTAACTATATTTTTCCACGCGATTTAGATTTAAAACTAAAGCTAAGTTATTACTATAGCGCCACAGGTTTACAGACTTCTTCAAACTATAATAAATTCTGGTGTCAGCTTTATTTTAGTAACGGACCAACATACTATTACGATAGCGCTAACGAAAACTGGACTACTACAGTAAAATATTTCTTTTTTGAAGACGCAGCTATATCGTCCGCTAATAAATGGATAAGTCAAGATATAAGTATAGCCAAGCTACCAGCGGCAGCTGGGCAAAGCCAGACTGTATATTTACGTATTTATGGACCACAAAGTTATTTACTAAATTACCAGGGTGTTTATGTAGATAACACTATACTATATTTAGATAGCCCTAGCACCCAGGCAAATGTAATAACACTAACACAAGACACTACTTCAAATGTAATTATAGGCGACTTAGAAGTAGATAGACCACTAAACGGCTTAGTATTAGACTATACAGGGGTTTATGACGTTAGTAATTTATTTAGTGTTTCTACGCCAGTACTACAAACCCAGAAGCAACAGCTAGACGACTTTAGAAATATTGTTACTAGATATGAAGGTACAGTATATAATAATCAAAGTGCGCCAGTTACGCCTATGGATAAAATACGTATAAACTTTACAAACTTTAGCGAACTAGACAGCTTAATACTAGACGGTTTAGAATATAGCGTAAAGTCAAATAGGTATAATATAATAGCACATAAACCAAACCAAGACAACCCAGTAGCAGCTACTTCTACTAGTAAATTTACAACTGTAATACAAAGTTAAAACGGTCCCTTTGTTTGCTGCGAAACCTACCTGTATGCCTAGCGCTGGGTAGGTTTTTTTATATCAATACTTTAAAAATAGTTTGCATAGTTTAAAATCTATTTGTAGTTTAGCGTTAAAATATACGATATGTATAAAGATTTATTTACAGCTGAAATGCGAAAGCTAGGCTACACTTTAAAAGATATATGTGAACTAATAGGCGCCAAATACCCTACGGTATATACGCGTTTAGATAGCCCAGAAACTTTTAGAGTAGCTGAACTTCGCGCGTTACATAAGGCTGGCTTTAGTATAGATGTAACTTTTAATTTAATTCTAAACAAGTGAGAACAGTAAATATAAAAGGTAAGGAGTATATAACCGTTAACGAACGGCTTATACACTTTAGAAAGGAAGCCGCCTATAAGGGCTGGCGAATAGTCGAAGAC